TCTCCGACCCAAGGAGGCCTGCTTAACCTCCTTGACCACCTTTGTCACGATGGATTTAGATTTTTGTTTTTGTTGTTGTTTTTGTTTTTGTTGTTTTTGTTGTTTTTTTACCATTTCGAAAAACCCATTCGATCAAGTTCACCCCTCTTGGGACACGCTCACACAAACTTTTAAACCACTCCTCGGCATAGCTGGAGTAGGTAAGACAATTTTCTAGTGGGAGGAGTGAACAGGTTTTGCCTAAACCTCAATAAATTACTAAGAATCCAACCAGGATATTGCCTTTCACAGCGCACCCAACCAACAGATTCATCAAACACTGCATCCGCCAAGCAGTCCTACAATGCCCTTTGAGACACCTTTTCATCTTAGTAACAAAAGCTCCCTGGTGGCACAGGGGGGTGGGGTTCTCCCTCACAATACTGGATCATAACCACTACAGGTGGGGCATGGCAGATTTCCATGTCTTTTAAATGATCCACCAAAACAGGGAATCTAATGGGTATAAATACTTTTCAAACCATCAGTTTCCCTGTCAAACATAGCTTGGACAAACACGTGTTGCATATTATTTTGCTGTAATGCAACACTAGTTTGCTCAAACATATAATTATCAAATCCATACCGCATTTGGATAAAATAATTTGTTTCAGGACACCAATCAACACGAACATATTTATACTTATGTTCCCCAAGTTCATGTCGATTCTTAAAATTTATTTTCCTGGGTTCAACCCTACCCGTATGTTTCAACACACCCTTCAATAAGGAATCAAACCATGGTATAAAACTTAGGAATAACATTCCACAATAATTCCCATACAATAATTCCTTCGGGGTAGTTTCAGGTGGTTGGACAAAATAACCAAATTTACTGATCATTTTTCCAGGTTTAGGGACAAAAACCAAACCTTGTTTACTCATTATTGGTATACTAGAGCAAAATTCAGTTTCCCACAAATTATCCCTATAAATACATTCCGTTTCGAAACCAAGTTGTAAAAAGTCGTCGTAAAAATTTACAATTTGTCCTTGGTGGCGCATCAGATTATCGTCTCCCATCACCATCATTCTTATAAAATCCTTTAAATAATCAATTTCTACACCTGTTTGAATATGAAAAACAAACAAGTGCATCATCGCATTAAATAATGAATTAAAACAAGAAGTAAATGGATCACCAGATTTCCTGGTGCCACGACATTCATAGCGCCAACCATTTGTTGTAACGCCATGGGTCCTTATATTTGCTTTCATAAGGTCTAGAACAGCCTTTGGTGCACCAAATTGAGCAGCCGTCCAAACTTCCAATTCACACAAATACTCACTGAAACTAGCATCCCAAGCAGAAACATCATTTTCAAACAGTTTCCAATCAGGGTTTTTCTCAATGAACTCTCCCATGGTTTTATTAGTGGCCCCACTAGTGAAGTATATGAAATTGTCTTTACTCCACTTGCCTTTCATGTATCGCTGAAATGAACTAAAAAAAAGGTCCAACTAAAGCGACAAACTCGGGCATTGCTCCTTGTATTAATCTAGGTGCCTTTTGCTTTACACCATTTTCACTACCATAACACAAGTTTTCCACCTTAACAAACGATTTCCGTAACGTGTATTTATACAAATCGTCCTGGCCCATACTAGTGTCAACAGTTATTCCTTGTTGTGTCAACCTAGTATGAGCTTCTGCGATGTTCCTCTTAACACCGGGTGAACAATTACTATTTTTCAAGTAATCTGTAATTGAATCACACTTAATTTTCTTTTTTGGCAAAAACTTAAATAAATTCTGTTTAAAAAACAGTTTAAAAAATTCTGCCAAAGGTCCCGGGGGAGGAGTTGGTTTTAAAACCCGGGCCCACAATGCTTGTTGTTCATTTTTTACACATGAGTTAAAGTATGTTGGTCTATAACTCCCAGATTCCCCATAAACTTGAAATTGTTGTTTAACGGGGTCAGAAAAATTTGTTTGTTTTTTAAATTTGTTCCCTACAAATTTAATTTTGCTATGTTCTTTGGTGTTAGGTTCGGGTAAATCGGACACTTGTGAAAAGTGTCCGATATGATTACTCCATATCGTCATACTGAGGCCTTGGTTGCACCCTCCAATTCAATGGAACAACCAAGTCAAACACCCTTTTCCACTCCTCTTTGGAATAACCCCGAACACACCTCAAGGCCATCAACACCAACAAATATGTTAATAGCAAGAACAAAACAAACATTATCATATCTTTAATCCATTTCCCTTTAGGCACAAAATTTGGATTAACAAGGGCTGCCACTTCCATAGCTCCTCTACTCTGGTACAATGCCGCCACAGGTGCGTAACGCAAATTATATTCAATAAACATTGCGTTACCACAAACCTTTCTCAACAATTCACGGCACCGGAGGACACTAAGACAATAATTGTCATATGTCCTCTCCTTGTGTAACCAAAACATTTGCAGTTCAGCCACCAAGCCCGGCACTAAGCAAACTTTTGCCGTGCCCCTGACTTGAATGGTATGCTTTGGCGTCCTCCCATAATACAACTGTGGGGGACAAAATTCAACTGGTGTTGGATTATCGAATTCAATTAACACTTTTGGTAATTCAATAGTTTCCAACACACACGGTAACATCACCCGTTCCTTATTCTCACCTATCATCATGCCACGATTAGCAATAGGAACAAAAAATTGGTGATTGGTGATCACAGCTTGACCCCCTTCACCCACACCGTCACCAGGCACATCGGGTAAACCCACCCCCAACGACCTATCAAGCAATGGTGTTCTACAAGTAGGGCAAATTCGACCGGCAGCCAACCGACCAAACATGACCTCCCTCAAACACCCAAAATGAAACGCGTGCCCACAAACACAAGTCGCACGCAAACCCACAGAATGGTCCATACAAATAACACAATCTACCATCTGATTTTGTTCAACAACAACCTTGAACAAACTATTACCACTAAACAAATTTTGACGTTCAAAATTCTCAAAAACATTGTTTGCAAAAGCCATGACGACGCGGTAATTGGATTTTCACCAGACACATATGCATTGTGTGGTAGCAAGACAAACCTAGTTCAAACAAACGAACCTCCGTTTCGCAACACCACCCAACTGCTATTAGGTCCTAATCAGTATTAAAACCTCAAACACACAAACTTTACGCCCAAACCTTATCATCGGCAAGAGGGGATATATTTGAAAGCTTATTGAGGAAAACGTAACAGCCACTGATCATTCTTGTTTATTGTTCAACCCCCCCAAGACAAACTACTCGGTTATATTTCAAACTTCGTATGCGTCAGGGGGGGTTAGCAGGCAGGCCCCTCAAAAGGAACCTCCTGCCCCACGTTAGCCAAACGCGGTGGGACTAATACAGCCATTGACTCACAGCAGCCCGGATCTTAATCCCGGCACAAAGAGGAGAAACTGCAACATAACAGAATCAATTAGCATGTTCAACCAAGCCCCATATCAATTATTAACGGCACTACGTGTAGTACCGTCAGTAACGCTCACCCCCCGGTTACCGAAGATGGGGTAAAACCAACCAAAACAAACAATGGCAACATTCGCGCGATACATGATCGCTTTCGAATGGTGTTATTGAAT